TGAACATTAATAATTTTATGTAAAGGTGATGGATATTTAACATCTAGTTTTAAAGGTTTATGTAAAACTAATAAACGTTTCATTCTAGTAGAAACTAAAGTTTTAAATATCTTACATGATATACCAGTTTTTTCTGGTGTAATATTAAATTTCTTTAAAGGTAATAACCATAAATTTTTATCTTCTTCTTTTGTAGGTTCAACATATCTATCTTTTGCAGCTTCAAAATTAGATTTAAAATGTTCATAAAATTTTGCAATAAAACGTTGAGCTTCTATTTTAAAATTATCAGTATCTTTTAGAATTTTACGTATTACTACAGAAATACCACCTTTAAATAATATTGGAAATGTTTTAGATACAAATAATAATAATTGTATAATTGATTTTAATATTTGATCACCTTCATCTCTTGGATAACCAGTAGTTTCAAATATTTTAGGACCAACTTTTCTTTTAGGAATTAAAAAAGGATTATGTGTTTGTAATAAAGTTATTAAACCAGCAATACCCATTAATCCTTCTGCATAATCAGAATCATCTTGTGAAATTTTTCCTAATTTTGATCTTTTTTTAAGATTTTCAGTAATACTTCGAATTAATTGTAAAATTGGAATAATTTGTTGTTCAATTGGAACAATTTGTAAAAATGTTAGAACTATATATATTAATGATTCACCACTATTTCCTTCATCAAATAAAGCTTTTAAAGAATTTATAGAATTTATAGTTTGAATTTCTGAATTTAATGGTTCATATTCCATAACTACATGTCCTTCAGAATCATATTCTTTTACAGCAACTAAGGTATCATTATTAATATCTTCACCACAATATTTACATATTCTTGAACCTTCAATATTTGCAGTCCATTCAATATAAAATTTAAGTTTAGTTTTACTATCTTTTAATATTCCTCTAAGAATTTCTAAGGTATGACTACACATAACATAATCTTTTGCTGCATCAAAATATAATTTATCTGTTAATTCAAGATCTCTAACTATTTTTTCAAGTGCTTCAGCTTTATCTTCATCTTCTCTTTGTTTATCTTTTAAAATTGCAAGAACATCAGTTTTTCTTTCAGAATCTCTACGTGATTCATGTTTTTCATATTTCTTAATAATTTCATTATCATATTTAGAATATTGTTTAAGAACTTTTTGATAATTTGTTACAATATCATGTTTTGTAGATTCTTTCCATGATGTTCTTCCTCCATACATAAGTTGTGTTTTTTCTTGTAAGATTGTAGTTATAGGAATACATTTTCCAAAAATTTCTTCTTTTTTACCAATCTTACGTTTAAAAGGTCTATATAATCCAGATTCTAAAAATGTATCAAATGAAGTAAAAAGATTTTGACAAATATCAGATTCACTATCTGGATATGTATAATTAATTTCAGAAATTGGATAAGAATTTAAACTTCCTGTAGAATTTGCATCAGATAATAATAATTTTGAAACTAAAATACCAGAATCATGTTGTAATGATAACCAATATCTTGGATCATAAGCTGAATTCCAATTCTTATATAATTTTAAAAGAATTTCAGATGGTTTTTCATTTTCATCTTTATTTAATTCAACTGGTTTTCTAGGTATTGGAACATCACGATATTCAACAGGAGGAAATCTTTCTTTCCATGAATTCCAAGAAATTTGATCTAAATTAATATCATATAATTTTAAATATTTTTTACTTTCATTATATGGATCTGTGCTTGTAGGAATAGCATGTTCTACAATAGATTCAATTGAAGGATAAGCATTCATAAGTGAAACATCAGTTTCAACATAAGAAGCATGTCTTGATTTTAAAAAAGGATGATCTATAGATCTTGGAATTTCATAAGGACGTTCAGATAAATAATAACCATTAGTATTTAAAACATCATTTGTATTTTGAATATATTCACTTATAACTACATAAGTTCCATCATCATTTATTTGTGTTTTTGTTGTTACGTAATTATCTAAAACTTTTATAGATTCTTTACCTTCTTTATTTAATAATTCACCTTTAGCAGGTCTACCCGATTCCATACTTTTATATGGTTTAGGTAAAGCTCCTAATAATCTTGAATAATAATTAGGTATTCTACGCTGTTCTTTAAGAAATAAAGGTAACCATTGTTTATCATAAGAATATTCTTGATATTCAAAATCAGAATATACAGGATGAATCCATGAAACATTTAAAGTTTTACGACGCAAATCAACTATGTAATCAGTATCTGTAACTAAAACAGTTTTTTCATATGATAAGCGTGCACGATCTCTAAATTTTCTTAATTCTTTTTCTTCAAAACGTGATAATTTTGCTGGCATCATTTTTTCAAATAAATCAGTTAATTGTTCATCTAACGTATAAAAACGTAGTTCTTCAGGTCTTTGAATTTCTTCTTCATGATCAAAGGTTTCTAGTATTTCTAAATCACCTTGTTCAAATTTTAGTGTGTCTGCCATTATTTTATAGGGACTTTTCAACTATCTGACAATATTCCTCAATTGTTTCATTAATTTCTTTTAAGAGTTTTACAGCATCTTTTTCTGTAACAAATCTTACAACTAGTGCTGGTCTTAAAGGATGAGGAATATCATAAGATACAAATTGTGCTCCTGAATGATAGATAACTTCTTGTAACAAAGCTCCTACAGTATGACCTCCAATATTTAGTTTAATATTATAAGTTTTTTCACCTTCTTTAGAAATATTATCTACTGCTTGAGAAAACCATTCATTTAACATAAAACGCAATTCTTTTATAGCATATTTCATAATATCTTGTGAAGTTAAAACACCAACCGATTCTACTTGAAGATCAATCCAATTTGGTCTACCAATGTCATCAATTGAATAACATTTCTGATAATAGAAATTATCAAATTCTCTAGGATCTTTTTCTTTTTCAATCCATAGTTTTCTTTCATTTTCTACACGTTGAGGATCTAGATGATAAGCCATTGCTGCAGTACATACTTGCGAACCTTTTTCCAATGCAAGTTTAGCAGTTAGATGTATAGATTCATTAGGATTTAAGCGTAGAAATAGCAAAGGAGTTCCAAGATCACGATCTTTCATTATAAGATTATCTCTTCCATCTTTTATAATAAAATCATCAGTAGTAATTTCTACAGAATCTTTAGTATTTTTTTCAAGATGAATAGAAGCATTTTTAATAATTTGTGTGTCTTCAGGTGATACATTTACTGGTAGAAGTTCTACACGATGTTTCAACATTTCATAAGGCATTTGTGAAGTATTAGTAATAATTTCAACATTTTTGAAAACTACAATAGGAATTTGACTTAGAAGAATACGACGTAATCCATTAACGAATGTTAAAGGGAAATTTCTAAATTCAGTTGTAAGTAGAAACTTTTGATTTTTTGTAACTTCGAAGGTCGCCATTGTTTTCTTATACTTATTTCGTTTATGTTATTTCCGTTTTTTCTTTAGATCAAACTAAAATGTCACAACCTTATTTATTTTATAGTGAACGTTGTCCTCATAGTAAACAAATTATTGAAACATTAAAAGCTTTAAATAAAACTGGATTATATAAATTTGTTTTAGTTGAATCTTTAGCTAGAGAAAGTATTCCACAATTCTTAAAGAAAGTTCCTACTTTATATGTTCCAGATTCTAAAGAAGTTATTATAGGTAAAGATATATTTGGTTACATTAGTAAACCTACAAATTCAAGAAAGGAATTACCTACTAAAGATCAACAAGGTGTTCCTACTGGAAGCACACCTCAAGGTGATATATCTGCATGGGGGTTTGAAGGTATGGGTAAATTATCTGAATCATTTTCTTCATGGGATAAACCTACTTCTTTTTCAGGAGAAGGTAATAGTCTATATACATTTTTAGGACAAAGTTCAGGACCAATTTCTGTAGATTTATCTGGAAAATCAGGTGCAGAAGCAACAAAATCTGAAAATACTGCTAAATCTAAAACTGGTTCAAATGATGATGTTTCATCAAGATTAGAAGCATTAGAAAATCAGCGTAAAAATGAATTTTCTGGTATCTCGCGAACATAATATAAAGAATGTCTAAAAAACTTTTTATTGAAGCTTTTTATACTCAATTTGGTGAATTTTTAAATGAGCTTACAAAAATGTATCCAGATGATAAAGATTTTCCTTCTTTTGCTTCAAATTTAAGTATGATGAAATATATGAATCCTATGTATCCAATAAATTTTGTTAAGACTGATGTTGTAGATAAATATAAAGAAAAAATTCTTACAAGAGATGAAAGTTTTTTTTTGACATCTGAAGAAATTAAACAAAGTGCAGATATTGATATTGTATATAAATTAAAATCATATATTCAAGATATGTCATCTCAAAATAAAGAAGCCGTTTGGTCTTATATTGAAATAATAACTAAAATTACTTTAAAAATTCTTGAATAATTCTTAAAATTCAGTTTCAGGATTTAAACTTTTTAATTCTTCAATTGCTTTTTCTGAATTATTAAAATTTCTAAATAAAATTTGATTTACTTCTGCAGGTGTCCATTTATGATTTAATTCACTTATTTCTAAAAATTCTTTTTCATAAAATGATTGAAGCATTTCACATAAAATTTTTGTTGAACATTTTTTAAATTCTATAATCATATCAATTCTACCAGGTCGTATAAGAGCTCTATCAATTCTTTCAGGAAAATTTGTTGATATTGCTAAAATTCTACCTTCAGATTCTAAAGTACCATCTAAAAGATTTAAGATAAATGCTAAATCAATAGGAACATCTTCTTCAATAATATTTCCACGTTCATCAAATTCTATTTGCTTTTTAACTTCGGGTTTTTTCCATTCACGTTTTAGAACTAAATCACCCATAGCATCAATATCTTCAATTACATACATACGTTCACTTACAGGAATATTATAACGTTCAGTTTTACCATTATCCCATACATGAATTTCATCATTAAAAAATAAATGACTTAATTGTTCTTTAGATTTAATTTCTGATAAATGTATATTTATAATATGTCTATTACCTACATTAGCAATAGCTTTAATAGTTGAAGTTTTTCCACATCCAGGTTCACCATGAAACATAAAACCCAAAGTATGTGGAATACCTTTTTTATTATACCAATCTTTTCTTTGTAAGAAAAATTCAGTATGTTTTTGGACAGATTCTTTAGAATCAAAAAATACATTATCAAAAGTTCTAGAAGTTTTAAATATATGTTTTGTAAACATTATATATGTTGATGGAAGAGGATTTTGAAGACCTTTTTTCTGTTGAACCATCATATTAAAAAAATATTTATGTGTTCCTAATTTATTTAACATATATCTATCATATTCTGTAGTACAAGTTTCAACATATTTTTGTAAAAAAGAAGAATCTTTTTCATATGAAAAAATTTTAAATTTTAAAGAATCAATTGAACCATCATTTACTCTAATATCTAAAAGTTGAAAATATATATATGTATCTACATCTAAGGGTTCAAAATTATAAGGTAAATAATCGTGATTAATTATAGATAATAAATTAGAAATTTTAGGTATTTTTGAAATTGAATGTATTACTGCATCCATTCTATTTTGAAATTGTGTTGGTTGTTTTTTATCTTCTTTAGTTCTTTCAAATAAAATTTCAGATGAAACTTTTTTAGGATTAAATTCAACCTTAGTTTTTCTTGTAAAACAATCTTGAATAAAAGGAATATTTTGCATTAAACGTTCAAATAAAGTTATATAAATAAAATTTTTTATAGAATTTTGAGAACCTAAGATTGTCTGAAATTTCAAAAAATCTAAGATTTGATTATTCATTCTTATAATTTTAATTTAACTTTTAATACATAAATCTAACGTAGGAACATTTAAATTTACAGGTTTAGATCTTTTCAATCTTAAAGATTCAGAAGCTTTTTCTACAGCTTCATTTGAAAGAGAAACAATTTTTTTAATATCACGTAATGGTCCTTGAATTGCCATAACAGGAAATACTAAACGAATAGGAGGAAGATTTTCATGAATTAAATCATTTGTTGTTAAATATGATCTATATTGTTTAATATCTAAAGGACCACCAAATAATCTCAAAAGATTTCTAGGTGGTGCTGGAGATATACCTTCTGTATATAATCTTGAATACATATTATTTAAAAGAACATGTTTATTCCAACGTGTAGAATCAGAAATTGTAGTATCTGAATACAAATATGCTAAAGAACATTCAGGTGAACAAAAATTTCCTTTAGATGTATAAGTATTTTTATAAGTATCATAATACAGAGGTAAAGAAAATTGATAACCTTGAAATGCATGACAACACCAAAAACAAGCAGTATGTTCAGAATATGAATCTTTTTTAATAGATTCAAGAATAGGTTTTAAAATTTCATTTGTAAATCTAGGTGCTTCTAAAGTTTCAGTAGTTTCAAGAATTTCTGCATAAGTTTTATGTTCTTGAACTTCTAAAAATTGTGGAACTTCTGAAATATTTGGATCAGGAAGTTTTAAGAAAAAAACAACAGGAGGTTCTTTAACTTTCTCAGAAGTTTTTTTGCGTGCCATTTTAATTAATTTAAACTTAGAATGTGAAAACGCACTTATTTTTAACATTGAAAACGGATTTATTTCTTATAGAAATTATGTTTTTGACCTTTGGCATAACCTGCCTACCTACGCCTTTCAAGGCAAAAATGCCAGCCTCTTCGGTGCTTCATGCTCTGATTACAATGGGTGGCATTCTCTCCTGGAGTACTGCTTCGCCTCAACAGCCAACCAACACCCCCAAGACCATCAAGACCTCTGTGCCTACGCACGAGATAGTCCCTGCATCTGCAGGTGGCTCTGCAACTCTCAAGCTGCTCTCTGACTTCCCTACTGCAATGTGGGATGACTTTTCTTCCATCCCTGGGAGTGTCATCTCTCTGCTCTCAACCATGACAACTCTCTTCACTTCAAGCATCTCTTCTGCAACTGCTTCCATGATCACTTTGACTATGCCCGTCATCATGACTTCTTTTGTAGCTATTTCTAGCTATTTTAAGGCCATGAATTCGCCATTCTTCAAGGTGCGCCCATGGATGCTGCCAATGATGTCACCTCCCAAGTTTCTCCAGGCCTATTGTGTAACTTATACACGTGGTGGCCCTCAGTTCTTTGAGACGGCATCTTCCATTGTTCAAAAGGCGCTTGCTGCAGTTGAGCTCATTGTCAATGACAAGACCTTTTCAAGCTTCAATGCTATGTATGACAAGATCAACCCTGACCACATCTCCCCAAATTACTTGGACACCTACCACATCATCACCCAGAACTGGGATATCTTTTCACGCTATGACGGCATGAAGAATTTTCTAGATCAGTTTGTTGAAAAGGTTGAGTATACAAGTGATGAGGACCTCAAGAAAGCTGTCAAGGGTAGATACTTTCAGCTAGTGACTGAGCTCAAGCACCTCTATCATCTCCTTGACAAGTCAGTCAGCTCTATATGCCGCCCCCAAGGCATCAACTTTGCTGCATACATTACCAAGCCCTTCCGTGCTGCTATCTGTCCTTCCAACCACAATGCTGAAATCCGCTTTTACAAGGTGGTGTTCCAACTTATGCTGTGCATAGTCTTGCACGAAAAGTTTAACGCCCTTCAAAATGCCTTCATCTCACGTCAGCCCAAGGACTCTACTTATCTCTCTGCTCTCAATGCTCTCAATGCTCTCAATGTCCTTTCTCTGCCCTCATCTACTGATGATAGCACGAGTGGTGGCTCTGGCATAGCTCCTCCCATCCCTTCTCGCCCTACAGGTGAAAGTTCCGCTTGACTTCACAAGCCTCTCGTTCTGATTGACGGAGTTTCTTAACTCCTTAGGAACTTTTTTTCCTTACTATTTTAAAAATCTTGATTTCAAAACGGATTTACATATAGCCATCTGTATATTTTTTAATTACAACAAATATTAGAATGGAGTATAAGAAACATACTCATCGTGAACATATTTATGAATTGCCAGATACTTATATTGGTAGTATAGAAAATTCAAAAGAAGAACATTATATTCTAAAAGAAAATAAATTTGTTTCTGAAATCTTAGATTTTAATCCTGGATTTTATAAACTTGTAGATGAACTTCTAGTTAATGCACATGATCATGCTGTTAGAACAAAAGATTCTCTAGAACCTGTAAAAAATATTAATATTGAAATTACTTCTAAAACAATTTCTATTAAAAATGATGGTAAAGGTATATCTATTTGTGAACATCCTGAATATAAAATTCCAATTCCCCAACTTATATTTGCAGAACTTCTAACTTCAACAAATTATAATAAAGAAGAAAAGAAATTAGTTGGTGGTAAAAATGGTTATGGTGTTAAACTTGTTAATATCTTTTCTGAAAAATTTGAACTTACAATTATAGATTCTAAAGAAGGAAAAAAATATGAACAAACATTTGAAAAAAATATGACTAAAATTAAACCTCCTAAAATAACTTCTTCTAAAGCAAAATCTTCAATTGAAATTACATGGACACCAGATTTTCAAAAATTTGGTTGGACTGAAATTCCACAATCTATGATTTCTGTTGTAGAAAGACGTGTTCATGATCTTGCTATGACTGTAGGTTCACCAAAAGTAACATGGAATTCTGAAGTTATTAAATATAAAGATCTTCAATCTTATGCACTAAAATATGTAGATAATGTTATAGTTGAAAATATGCCACAATGGAATATTTGTGTAGGAGATTCACAAAAATTCTTTCAAGTATCATTTGTTAATGGTGTATGGACAAAAGGTGGTAAACATGTAGATGAAATTACAAATCAAATTGTTTCTTTCTTTGTTGAACATCTTGAAACTAAGAAAAAGATTAAAGTTAAACCTTCATTTGTAAAAGATTCTTTATCTATATTTATTAATTGTTCAATTGAAAATCCTTCATTTTCATCACAAACTAAAGAAATTATGACTACAAAAGTATCATGTAAACTTACTCCAGAATTTCTTAAAAAATTGTTGAAACTTAATATTCTAACAAAAGTTATGGAAGAACAAGATAAGAAAGATCAAAAAGATGATAAAAAAACTGATGGTAAAAAAATGTCAAAAATTGTTGTTCCTAAACTAAATGATGCATCTTTTGCTGGAACTACAAAAAGTCATGAATGTATCTTAATTTTAACTGAAGGTGATTCAGCAAAAGCTATGGCTCTTTCTGGTTTGTCACAAGAACAACGTGCTTATTTTGGTGTATATCCTTTGAGAGGTAAACTCTTAAATGTTAAAGATGTTTCAGTAAAGAAAATCTCAGAAACTGAAGAAATTACTAATTTGAAAAAAATTATGGGTTTAGAATCAGCAAAGAAATATTCTGATTTGAAATCTCTAAGATATGGAAAAATTCTTATTATGACAGATCAAGATTATGATGGATCACATATTCGTGGTTTGCTTATTAATGTATTTCATGAATTATGGCATACTCTATTTAAAATGTCTGGTTTTCTAAATTTTATGAGTACACCAATTGTAAAAGCTACAAGATTTAATAAAACATTATCATTTTATACTCAATATGAATACGAACAATGGAAACAACAAAATCAAGGATATAAAATTAAATATTATAAAGGATTGGGAACTTCAACTGCACAAGAAGCAAAAGAATATTTTAAAACACCTAATATTATTGGATTTACTTATAATGATAAATCAGATGATTCTTTAGAATTAGCATTTAATAAATCTAAGGCTGATGATAGAAAAATATGGCTTCAAACACATAAAGAATCTGATATTCTAAATCCTCAAAAACAAGTTATGTATAATGATTTTATTAATAAAGATTTGATTCACTTTTCAAATTATAATTTGGAACGTTCAATTCCAAATATTATGGATGGTTTGAAAACATCACAAAGAAAAATTCTCTTTTCATCATTTAAAAGAAATTTGAAATCAGAAATTCGTGTTGCTCAATTTGCTGGTTATGTTTCTGAACATTCAGGTTATCATCATGGTGAAGCTTCTTTGAACGACACAATTATTGGTATGGCACAAGATTTTGTAGGTTCACAAAATATTCCATGGTTTGTTCCACAAGGACAATTCGGTACTAGATTACAAGGTGGTAAAGATGCTGCATCACCACGTTATATTCATACATTTATGCAACCATATTTACCTTCATTAGTTCCACAAGATGATTTTGATTGTCTTGTATATAGAGATGATGATGGTATGCCTGTTGAACCACATTGGTATGCACCTATTATCCCAATGCTTTTGATAAATGGTGCACGTGGTATTGGCACTGGTTATTCAACATTTATTCCACAATGTAATCCACATAAAATTATTGAAGGTTTGAAAAAATGGTTAAATAAAGAAATTAGTCTAAATAAAATTTCTTTGGAACCATGGTATCGTGGATTTCTAGGAACTATTGAAAATCTTGAAATTAAAGGTTGTCTTAAAAAAGAAAAAGATTCTTTGATAATTACAGAACTTCCAATTGAAACATGGACTTCAGATTATAAAGAATGGCTTGATTCAAAAATTCAAGATGGTACTATTAAAGATTATGAAGATACTTCTACAGATACACAAGTTCTATTTAAAATTAAATGTTCAGCAGAATCTATACCTATAATTGAAAAATCTCTAGCATATAAATTGAAACTTACAAATATGCATGCTTTTAATTCTGAAAATATTATTCATAAATATGATTCTTTATTTGAAATTCTTGAAGAATTTTGTTTAATGAGACAAAAACTTTATGTAAAACGTAGAGAATTTATGCTTGAATCTCTAAAATCTAAATTACCTTATCATGAAAACGTTGTGAGATTTATTACTCAACAATGTTTTGATATGCCTATACCAGATTTGAAACGTCGAACACCTGAAGAATGTGATAATCTACTTGAACAACAAAAATTTGTAAAAATTAATGGTTATGATTATTTGCTAGATTTGCCAATTAAATCTTTAACATCTGTTCATGCAAGAAAACATCATGATGAACTAGAATCTTTGAAAAAGAAAATTTCAGATCTTGAGAAAAAATCACCAGAACAATTGTGGATAGATGATTTAGAAACATTTAGTAGTAAATATTCAAATGGAAAGTAAAACTTATCTTGAACTTTTAGCTGAAAATGATGAAGAAGCTAGAAAAGAATTTGAACCTAATGCAAAAGATATTTTTATTGATCATAATGAATATGAAGATGATGTAGATGCTCATCATCAAGGACAAGAACATCCAGAATTAGAAGATCAAGAAGCTTTTCAAAGATATGCTGGTAGTCGCCATGAAGCTGGTGCTCCACCTCCTTTAGAAAAACATCCTGGAGTTGGCACAACAGATCATTCTTATAAATCTAAATATATTAAAACACATGTAATTAATATTGATAGTAGATTTAGAGATGATTTAACTTCTTTATCTAGTGATTTTCAATATAGATTACCAGTACCAATTAAAAATGCTAATTCAATTAGAATTTCTTCTGTTGAAATTCCAAATACTTGGTATAATATAAGTTGTAGTAAATATAATAATGGCTTTTTTTATGTAACATATTTTAATGGTATTGGAAATCCACAACCTATTAAAGTAAAATTTGAAGATGGTGTATATGAAGATTCTGATACATTTTCTTCAATTTTACAAGAAAGATTTGATGAATTATTTGGTCCTAATATTTTTTCTGTTTTTTTAAATATTACAAATGGAAAACTTAGTATAAGTTTAATAAATACTAACAATTCACAAACTTTTAAATTAGATTTTACTGCACCAAATACAGCAAGACCATTCCAAAATGGTATTGGTTATAATCTTGGTTTTCGTAAAATGATTTATTCTGGACAACAAAGTTATACTGCAGAAGCTATATTTAATATGGTAGAATGTCCATATGTATTTTTATCTGTTTCTGAACATAATATTGTAGAACATAAAACATTTGATGGAAAATTAAATGCATTTGCAAAAATTATTGTTGATGTTCCAAAATATTCTTATATTTTTGATGATGGTTCAAATACAGTTACAAAAGAATATGTTTTTCCACAACCTACAAATATAATTAATTTAAAATTTTCTTTATTTGATTTATATGAAAATATTCTAGATCTAAATGGATTTGAATTTTCATTAACTGTAGAAATTGATGAAATTATTAATAATTCTTTATATAAAACAACATTAAATACCTTAGATTAACAATCGCATTTATTATTAGGTATAGTAACACCTGGAACTATTACTCCATTTACATTTGTAGTTATAACTTGACATGTTTTATTCTGTATTTCTGTTAAAGCATTTAAAGTATTTGTTTTATCAGTAGTTTCTGAAATATAATTTGCTAGAGTTTCTACTAAATTATTTTTTATTTTCTGTAAAGCTTTCATTTTATATAATATAGGATTTATGAAACAAGGTCTATTTCCTAATGGATGAGTATTCATTTTATATTTTATTAATCTATTTTTCTAATTTGAGAATTTCCTGTATCTGCAATAAATAATTGTCCAGATGAATTAAATGCTAAACCACGAGGATTAGAAAATTCTGCAGCTGAAGTTATACCATTTTGACTTCCTGAATTTCCACTTCCAGCTACAGTTGAAACCATTCCAGTAGTAAAATTAATTTTACGAATTAAATGATTGTTACTATCAGCAATAAATAAATTACCTGTAGAATCAAATACTAAAGCATCTGGATAATTAAATTTAGCTGATGAAGTTATACCATCTTGATATCCTTGGATTCCTGTTCCAGCTGCAGTTGAAACTATTCCTGTATTAAAATTAATTTCACGAATATAATTATCATCTGAAACAAATAAATTACCTGCAGAATTAAATGCTATATTTTGTAAACTTAAAAACTGTGCATTTGAAGTTGAACCATCTTGATATCCTGGTGTTCCATTTCCAGCTACAGTTGAAACTATTCCTGTGTTAAAATTAATTTTACGAATTACACAATTATTATTATCAGAAATAAATAAATTATTTGCAGAATCAAATGCTATACCAGCAGGTGAATAAAATTGTGCAGCTGATGTTATACCATCTTGATATCCTGGTGTTCCAGTTCCAGCTGCGGTTGAGACTATTCCTGTATTAAAATTAATTTCACGAATTACATGATTAAAATTATCAGAAATAAATAAATTACCTGTAGAATTAAATGCTAAACATGCAGGTTTATCAAATTGTGCTCCAGAAGTTATACCATCAGTATAACCATTACTTAATCCTAGATAACCAGTTACACTTGAAACTATTCCTGTAGTAAAATTAATTTCACGAATTGAATCATTGTTTGTATCAGCAACAAATAGTTTACCTGCAGAATTAAATACTATACTTCGAGGAAGGTAAAATTCTGCTTGTGTTAATGCATCACCATTAGTATATCCGCCAAAATCACCTGCTACTCTAGTAACATTTATAAAACTTCCTGTAGTTCCTGTAGTTCCAGTAGTTCCAGTAGTTCCAGTAGTTCCAGTAGTTCCTGTAGTTCCTGTAGTTCCTGTAGTTCCTGTAGTTCCTGTAGTTCCTGTAGTTCCTGTAGTTCCTGTAGTTCCTGTAGTTCCTGTTGTTCCTGTTCCACCTGTAACTGGAATATATCCTGTTCCACCTGTAGGACCATAACCTAATTGAAATAATCCCCATGATGAACCTGTAACACCTGGAGGAATACCATAAGATTGTAAAGATGTTAAATTCCAAAAATATCCATAATTTGTAACTACATTATATTGAGAATATGTTATTGCATCTCCATAATTTCCTTTATAACTATATTGTCCAGTAATACCAGATACTGTCATCATTCTAGAATATTCTGTATTGATTGTATTATCTGAAGTTAATGTTGTTAAAGTATTTTGTAAAAATCTGTAATTTGTAATTAAATATTGTTCTTCTCCTGCAATTGAAGCACTATCAATATTAACTAAATATTGTAAACCTAAATCTTTTGCATATTGTAATGTTGAAGCTAAAACTACACCTCTTGAAAGATTTGGTGAATTATTCATTGTAACTCCTTGAATAAATGTTAACATTGGTGACTTTTGATTTAAAATTTGTGTTGCTAAAACTGAATTATCATAATAATTACGAATAGCTCCATTAACAAAATTATAAGAAAAATTAGAAGGTTGATTTGATGATTTAAAAGTAATTAAATAATTTGCTTCAGTAGAACTTCCATATCCACCAGTTCCACCAAGATTTATAAGTTGACCACCAATTCTAATTTGATTAACTGGTGGAGCATTTGAATCTGACCAATATTTATAAACTCTATTTTTAATTACTGAACAATTTAATTTAATAGATACACTTCCTATATTTTCATCAAAATATACAGTGTACATATCAGTAAATGGATATAAATTGCCATTATCATCTGCTATCATTCCAGCAGCAATTGCTTGATTAAACAAATCAGTTATTGCAGAATAATCACTTTGATTTCCACTTGTATCTATAGGACCTGCAATAAATGTTGTATATGAAGGATCTTTTTGTATATCTGTAGTTTCATTACTTAATATTGCAGATGCTGGAAGTTTAGATAAAGGATCTGTATTTGAATATATTAATTTCTGTGATATTTTAACTAAATTATCAATTATATTACTTGGATTTCTGTCATCATAAAATTCTATTATAGTTTTATTAGTTAATTTTAAATCTAAAACATCTAAATATTCTTTTAATGGTAAAAAATCAAGTTTTAATCTACCACCATATGATGAAATATTTCCATAATATGGTTGTTTTTCAAATGAAAATATTCTTGATAATAAAATTGTTGGAACATTAATTGTAATTTCACTAATATTATTTCTAGTATCTCCTGGTATAACAACACCAGGAATTGTTAGTTGTGCACGAGTAGATGTTGTTTGTAAAAAATTATATGAAAATTGTAATCCTGACATTTATTTATCATCTAGACTTATACTGCTTGAAATTTAACTAGATATTTATATATTACTCTGTTCTGAGATATTTCACGACCTTGTGATGATGATGCACCTGGTTTTCTTAATGGAATAGTTACTCCTCCAATAGTAATACTATCTGCTTCAAGGTATTTTCCTGGTAAAGTTACATCTGGATCTACTTCAAATGCAACTGCTTTAGCTATGGTATATTGAACCACAATATCAAATGAATCACCTGGAGCAAAATATACACCATTCCATCCAGAATAAGTATTAATAAATGGTGGAATATCAAATTTAACAATTGGAGCTGTTTCGTATAAAATTGGAGCTGTTCCATTTCCATTTGGATTTACTGCTACTTGATCTACCATAAACACATATTTAGGTTCAAGAACAGCTTCTCTTGGTTGAACTATATAACCCCGTCCATTAGGAAAATCAACTTGAACAAATGCATCACCAATAAATCCATCAGTATTTGCAGTAATTGCAGCTTTAGATACACCTAATGAAGCTACCAATTGTGCATCTTGTGAACCTGCTATAACTGCACCTTTACGAGCAACAGTTAGTTGAGGAAGTGATCGTAATCCTTCTTTATATGGCTTATACAAATTTACACCTGCTATTAATCCATTACTTGTAACACCCTCTTCTGTTATACTAATTACTTTAGAAACTTTACCAATTACTAATTCACCAAATTCAGGAGCTTGTGCCCATATTTCATCATTTACATTATAATTTGTTCCACGGTTACCAGATACAAAATCAATATCAGTTAAACCAAGTGATGGTTTTATTTCAACTCCTTGAGAACCACCTACAATTCTAATTTTTGGTATATTAAGATAACCTGTTCCATATCCACCTACATCTTCACCATTTTGTTTCTTACCTTCATCTAAAATTCCAATATAATCATTATTTCCACTTCCAAATATTTGACTCTTTTCATTATCTAGAAAATCAGATACCTTTTTGATTTTAATTACGGCAGTTACTCCTTGTGTAGCTCCAGCTGTTAAAGAAGGTGTCTTTCCATATGGTATTAATCTATAAAGTTCATTTGGACGATAATTAGAACCCTTAACTACATATATAGATTCTTGTAATAAAGTTTCTGTTCCTCCAAAAGTATCTTTAATTCCATAACGAGTATTTTTATCAACAATGTTTGAAGTTAAATCATTGGCATCAGTTAAATTTCCAGTTCCACCTAACATAATTAAACTATCAATTGAAAAACTAGCATTACCTTCTTGATGTAATCCTCCAACAGTTGAATCAACAACTAATTTATAAATACCACTTTCTACATATCCAGAACCGGAAGTAACAACTTCTAAAGCAGGATCAACAAGGCTAGTCCAATCAAAGTATGAACCATTTTGATATAAAATTCCAGCAGATCTTGCATATAATTGAGGAGTTAAAGATCTAAAAATTGGAGGATCAATATAGACAGTAGGAGCAGCAAAGTATAAGTTTCCAGCAGTTGTTGCTGTAAGTTCTACTAAAGTTAAAGTAGCATATAATTCAGCACCTGTACCAGAAGGTTCTCCAGTAAATGATGCAGTTGTAATATTATTTGATTCAGGCACACTTGTATAACCGCTTCCTGGATTTATTACGTTAATATAAGAAATTGATCCTCCTCCTGGAGCATCTAAGACATATCTTGAATCAAAATATGAACCAGATCCTGGATCTATTAATGTTCCACTTACATATCCATTAGCTTGATCTTCAACATCATCTACTCTAAAAATGGCTGGATTTTTAGGAACATTATAATATTCTGTTGAACCTTGGCTAATATTAAACCACCATGAATATGGAAATCTTGTTGGACCACTTGTATCACCATCTGACCAACCGATAAAATTAAATGATGAAATATAATCTGGCAATTCTATTCCAGGGATATTAGCGAAATTAAAATATTGTCCTGCAGAAGCAAAAAATGCTGTATTAGAGCATGCGGTAACTAATCCAGTTCTATCACCATAATTTGTATAATTTAAATAACTCCAATATAAACTTGTATCATTAATTAAAGCTCCAGAACTATCTCTTAATCCAATTATAGCTCCATTTTTATTTATAATTGAATTTACTTCTATTAGTGCATAAGGATCATTACCTGGACTAATCTGTAAAGGAAAAGCAGGTCTTAACCCAAATACATAACCAAGTGGTTGATCAAATAATATTTTTGAAGTAATATTTCCCAATGTATACATATAACCGTGTTCTACATCAACATCACCGTTTTCTTTTTTAGGAAACATTGGAATGAAATATTCACTATTATACCAAGTATCACATATTGAAGCTGGAGTAGCAGGTACTTGTATTCCAACTGCATATCCATAACCATTATTAGAAATTATAGAAGTTCCAGTTGGCTCACCTCCTTCAAGTTTTAAAGTGATGGTATTGAATGTTAATCCTGAAAGATCAGCAGATGCATAATCTACTTCAGCACGACGACCTAATCCTAAAACTCCACCATCAACTATAGTAACTATACCACTTGCAGGTGTACCACCACCAGAAGGAGTTGGAAAAGTTACAACATCCCCAACTGCATATCCAGAACCACCATTTAGAATTTTAACTTCACCAATACCCATTTTAGGAGTTGCATTAGCACCAGAACCACTTCCACCAGTAATTGTTACTTGAGGAACTTTAGTATAACCTAAACCACCAGTTTGTCTAGAATAACTAGTAATTGTATTAGTTACTGGATTTCTAATTGCATTATATCTTGCTTGTTGAATTTGTGGAGGATCTTGAATTAAAATTCTTGCATCATTTACATGGCTTTGACCTTTTTTATTATCCCATACATCAAATTTACGAATTCCAAGACGAGTTTCAATTGTAGGTAAACGAATACTTCCAGCAGTATATAAATCTGAGAGAAGAGTAGCTCCAGATGTATCTAATCCTAGTTTAGTTAAAATTGTCACATCAGAACCACCTTGAGAAAATGTAGCACCTTTATTTAATGTTCCATCAGTAGGATTAATCCAAGGAACTGTAGAACTAGATGCTAAAGTAATTCCAGCAGAAAAATAAGGTGCTGCAGCAGCTTCATTAGGTCTGTAAAATCCAACTACTCTTGGTAAAGCTTCCATCTTATATGTTAAACCATCATTAGGTTCATAATATTCTGGAAAACCATAACCTAATCCACCAGACTGAATATCATTTTTAGAAAGAACTCTAGTATCTACACCAAATTTATCTTTAGAAGGACTCCATGGATTATAATTAGTTACTACACTTATAATTCCTCCAGTTACAGGATCAATTTCGGATACACATGCTTGTGCACATTCAGTTGATTGAAATGTTACACCACCATATAATTCTTTTACACTTATTCTATCACTTGGTGGAGGAGAATTAAATAAGTATGTAACTCCTGTTGCTCCAGCATAAGTTAAAGTTAATCCAGTAGTTCCAAAATGTCCAAATTCAAGAACATCACCAACTTTAAATCCAGCACCTGAACTAGTAACTTGAATATCAGTAATAGCAGTTCTTACATAGCCAAGTTGTTCAGTTCCTTGACTTATGACGTCTACAGTTGGAACACTAATATATTGAGTTCCAGGATCACTAATATTAAATTCAGTAATAGTTTTCTTTAAGGTTGTAGAAGTTACAGTTGCACGTAAACCTGGAGTTACATCTGAATCTGAAAATTCTGCACCAGGGGGATTTCCAAAACCAAGTCCTCTAGATGTTACGTTTACACCAGTAACTGACATTTGTGCAACTAAAATTGGCATATTATCTGAAGGAGGAGCACCATCAGCAAGAGTTACAGTTATAGTAGGAGCTTTTAAGTATCCAGCACCACGACCATCTGATGGCACAGTAACAGCTAAAATTCTTTGAAATGTAGTATCATAACCTGAAGATTGAACAAATGCTGTAGCTTGAACACCACCTTGAGCAGGAGTTAAATCTGGAGGAGAAATAGTAATAGTTAAATCTTGTGCTCCAGTTTGTCCATGATTTACTGATAATAAATTTCCAAGAGATTTACCTGGACTTTTTACAAAAATATTTTGAATAGACATAGTAGCTTTACCTTGAGCATAACCAGTTGTGCTACCAGGTTTAATAGATTCTAAAGTATCTAAAATATTTGGATTCTTAAATAAATCAACACTAATAGGATATAAATCTCCAGGAATTGTAGCATAAGCAGTTGCTGGTAATAATGCAACTGGAGGAGTAATATATACATTTCCAAGATCAAAAACATCTTCATCTCTATAAAATGTATTTTCTACACGAGATACTCCCATATAAGGAACATTAAATAAGGCACCAACACCAGCAGATGTAGATCTGGGTTTAACAATTGGGATACCTCTGTAGCCATAACCAGGTTGATAATTCAAAGATAAAATCTTTCCAAAACTATCTACTGTTCCAACACTAACACTTGCAACTTTTTTGTGTGAAAAACCAGTATTTGTAGAATATGCTCCTTTAGAATGAATAATATCTATTTCTGAAATTGATGATGGATCTCCAACAGTTAAAACTCTAAATTTCAAAGGATATGCTGTTCCTGGTGTAGGATTTTTTGGATCTCCACTGGGAATAGTAAATGTATATGCACCAGGTTTATAGAAGGTTCCTTGAGAAGTTGCAGCTGTGCTAAAATCTGCACCAATAATATTTCCACCAACAGTTCTATCAATTAAAGCTATAATGCCACGACCTTGTTGATATCCAGGAGTTGCTAATAATGGCCCATAAAATTCAAGAACATCACCAGTTCTATATCCAATACCACGGTCAAGTAGTTTAACAGTAAATGTAATTGGTGAAGCAGTTAAATCAAATGCTGTTAATCTAAATAATGCTCCAGAACCTGCTCGTTGAACAACTGGACTACAAAGTTGTGGAACACCACTAGAAGTTCCTACAATTGTAACAGTTGGGTTACTAACATAACCTAAACCACGTTCTGTTAATCTCACACGAACAATTGTAAAAAATGATAAGAACATTGCATTAAATGCAGCTCCAGAAGTTGAATTATCTGAAGCCTTTCCATCCCCAGTTGTGCTATAAACAAGAGTTCCTGCGATATCAAAATATTCTCCTCTGCCTTCAACACCTAATGCTAAAATTGCTCCAGTTGTACTTACTTGTAAAACTACAGCTTTTGCAGTAGTAGCTGGTCCAGAAAAACCAGCTCCACCACTACCACTAGTTTGATTTACAAAAATAAAATCACCAGCAGCAAAATTTTTTCCAGGTGCTCCAGTAACACCAATTCCATTTAATCCCATAATAGGAGTAGCTGCAGCAGTAACTGGAGTAAATGTAGTATTTGTAGCAGTTCCAGTTGGAGCACTAATTGTGAGTGTAGGATTAGAAGTAGAATATACTGCTCCACTATTAGTTATTGAAATTGTTTCAACTTGAAAAAATAATGGAAGCGCTGTTAATTGATCTTGAATATTAAAAGTTGTACCAGTAAATCCAGAATCACTTAAAAATACTTTTTCTGATCCAACAGTATTAGAATATCTTGTAGTTACTGCACCACCAGCTTGTTGTTCTTCATCATAAATTTGTCCACCAACTTCAACATCAGTAACTACAGCAACTAATGTATCTCCAGTACTTAGATCACTATCATTAACCGAAGATGTTAAAGTTACAAGTTCACCTACAGCATAATCTACACCACATAAATTGCTATTTAGAAAAGATAAACTTTTAGCATTACCACCAAGACGTGTTACTTTACCTAGTAATTCTATACCTGCAGTTGGACCATCTAATAATAAATATTGTCCTTGACTATAGCCATTACCTCCATTAATAATAGTAACAGATGTTGTTCCAGTTCCTCCATAAGTTGTAGTTAAAAAAGTTCCTCCAGCAGATGAAGAATCTGTGCTAAAAATAGCAGGAGTTACACTACCAAGAACATCAAGAACTTCACCAGCTTCAAAACCTAATCCTCCAAAAACAATATCAACATAATTTACTCCAACATAAGGAGTAATTTTACCAAAAGTTGATCCTACGCTAGATGCATAACCTTGTGGTAAAACTATATTTCCTACATTATTTTTTAGAGAATAGCGTCCGGATAATGTTATACCTAAAAGATTAGGTCCAGATAGAGTAACACCAGCAGTTGCTCCACTTACAGTATCATATACTTTTGCTGTATCAAATGGATTGAGTGGAGGTCTACCAAGTTGAATAATTGGACTTTGTAAATAACCACAACCTTGTTGTAAAAGTTGTAGAGATACAATACCACCATTAGTATCAACCTTAGTAACAGCTGCAGGAAGTATAGAATTGCTAGTAGTACCTTTAAGCATAACTAAATCTTGTTTATAAATATTATTTGGTGGTCCTAAATAATTAGCACCAGCTACTGCTCCAGGATATAAAGTAGTATCAAATGATATAGATAAATTAGTAGAATATTCAGTTGTAAGAGGAGGAACAGTTGTTGCAGTAGTAATTACAGCATAACCAGTAGCACCAGAACCAGATCCTTGTAAAACAATAACAGGTTCATCTGAAGTAAATCCCCAAGCATTTACTTTAGTATCTGTTGGTGTATATGCTGTTAGTAAACTTGTAACTTTAGCAAATGGAAGTAAATATGATACAATATTTCCATTACATGATAATGTTGGTAATCCTAGAATACCATCTCCGGGATTAGTTACAGTTACACTTAAAATTTTTCCAGTTGTAGAATCTACACCATTTACAACGGCAGTTGGACTAATGAAAAACATAGATTCTTGATATTGCATAGTAAATGTAACTTCATCTCCTACTGAATAAGTATTTGTATCTGCAAGATAAGAAGATGCAGCTTTATCTACAAAAACACGACTAATACCACATCTTGCATATACTCTGTTATTTATGTCAAATGTGCAGCTTAAAGGATCAGTTGCAAGGATTGATTTTCCATTAATTTGTTGAATTAATTCTACAGATGGTCTTCCAGTAGAACCATCTTGGAAATAACCTTCAGATCCTGTAGAAACAACAAATTTTGAAATTGTTGTAGGTACTCCAGAAACTTGTAACATATCACGATAAACTGCTTCTTCAAATACACCTTGAACTGCTGGAGCATAATCATCAGGATAAGTCCAATGAGGACCTGCTAAAACCATTTCTGATAATGTGCTATCTGGAGCAGGTCTTTGTCCAATAAGTTGTGCCTTAATTGCAGCAGCAGGAATACGTGATAAAATAGAAGTTGCTACATCCATAATAAAGCCTTTTTCATTATCATCATAAATCTTTCGTAAAGTTACAACCTTAGAACCAGCATCATCAGTAAATGAAGGAATAGTTTGTGCTCCATTTCCACCAGTAATATTGGCATCATATTGATTAATTTTTTGATTAATGTCAAAATTAGTCCAGTTTAAGTTGGCATAAACAGTTGTAGGTAATTTACGGAAAGAACCTGGTTTCCAAAATTGAGAAGATGCTGCAGCACCTGAAGGAGGGACATTTTGAATATAACGTTGTCCACCAAAATCTACACCATAAGAACCATTTAATGCATCTGCTGATAAAGATAATGCAATTGTAGCACTAGCAGAAGTAGGAGTAGGATTTAAGAATAAAGGAGGTGTTACAGCATCACCTTGAGTTGAAATACATTCATATACACCACCACTAAATGCAACTACTTGTCCAGTATAATAAATTGAAGAAGCATTGTAAGATCTTGCAATTGATGATTCCTTCCAATATTCAGAATTAAGAACTAAAGTAGCTTCAGGATTTGTCTCTGGTGTAACATTAGTTGATACTGCTCCAGGATAAGTATAATAAGCTGGTTTAACACCAGTAATATAATTTTGAGAATTTTTGTCTGAACCAAAAAAACCAGCATATTGTAAGGTAGATCCTGGAACTGCATCTCTGTTAATTTGATTAGCATTTACAGTTCCTCTTAAAGGAATTGGAGAAGCAGGTGAACTAGTTGTGCGAATACATGTCCAGCATGATGGATCACTTAAAGGATTAGGACTAAATAATACTACATCTCCTAAATAGTATTGTCCGCCATCTTGTTTGGAATTTTGTTCATTTAATAAAGTTGTAGATGTTCCTTTATAGCCACTATTGTAAGGTTTGATTGAAGTTTCAGTTACTTCAGCATTAACGCTTAATAAAGATCTTAAGTCAGCTGAACCTACAGAACCATTAGGAAGAACAACTTGACTGTTTAGTAAACCACCATTGAAATAATTAAATAAGTTTGACAATTCAGATGAAGAAACTTTATAAAGAATTTCGGCATCATAATCTGTTCCAAGTTCAAATTCAGAACCTACCTCACCAAAAAGTGTTACTAAGTTTTCTTTCACTACACTCGATACGAATGTGTGTCGAAATGCAAGTGTTTTTGGGAGAGGATTTGCCATTTTGATTTATTACAAAGAAAATAATGAGCTCAATACTTTCGAAATTATATGCTCAAGATTGTAAATTTATAAACTTAATAACATCCAAGCTTATAACAGTCATTACAAATTGTGGAGCAGCCCCCCGGCCTACTACTGGTAAAGTTGTTCATGGAGTAGGTATTAAATATCAAACAGATGCAGTAGCTACTGACGTTTATACACTAACTATTGAAGGTTATATTCAATATATTTATTATCAAGCTTATGGAACAGTATATCCTGAGATTATAACTCCTGAAGAAGCTGAAAAAATTTATGCAATTTATGATGCTTTACAAATTCCCAGACCTATATTATAAAAATGAACTTTGTTAAACCTGAGTCTGTTGAAAATAAGTATAACTTAACATCGACGTCAAAGCAATTTCCACCACCTCAACATTCTGGTAGAATACCTAATTTTAATGATCCTTCATTACAAACTACAAAACAATTTTCTTTATATGATGTTCGATCAACTTTAGATAGTAATGATACTAGACAAGAATTAATTGGTCATATGCATACAGAAACTCCTTTAAATAAAACATTTTTTAGTCAAGCAAATATTGATTTACTTCAATCAAAAATTCAACAACAAGTTTCACAAATGTCTGGGGGTAAATTTTTAATTGATAAACAATCAGATGATGATTTAAAATTAATTATGAGATCATATTATTTAATGTTTGGTCGTAATAATCCTAATACTATAGCTTCAGATTTAGAAGATTTAAATGCAAGAGTAGTTGGATACGCAGCAGCAAAAATTTATTCTGAAGTTGATTTCTATATGTTTTATAGAAAAGATATTGAAGATTTTGCACCACCAATAGCTAATCCTATGAATGTTCATGTATATGGAACAAGATATGGTGAATTAAAATCATTTTTTTAATTTATTTTAATTTAGTTTCATCTTTTTATTAAGTACACAATTTATAGAATGTTTCAAAACTTTTTTATATGTACGAAGAACATTTTTAAATTCATGAATTTCTTTTCTATATTCATCTTCAGAATGTAAATCAAATCTCATAATTTGTGCAGCTTTTTGAACATTTTGAATTGCTACATTAGTGCACCATTTAGATAAAATTTCAGGATTTGAATCAAGTTCAACTGGAGTTTCACCTTCAGGCATAAACTCCATTTGTTAATTTATTTAATATTTAAATTTATAAATAATTATTTCCGTTTCCAAACATAATATGGTCTTGGTGTTTTAGCTTCATAATAAAATGCACCTTCATAATCTAAGGGTAATTCTGCAGCATAACCTTTCATTAAATCTATAAAAGGTTCTGTTCCAATATCTTCAATATATAAAACTAAATGACCATTTTTAGAAAGATGTTTTACTGATTTATCAAATAAAGGTTTTAAAAATTCTTTTAAAAATTCTTGAACATCTTTCCATTCTACCATACCTTCATATTTTTCTTTTGTAAAAAATGGTGGACTTGTAAATACTAAATCATATTTTCCTTTAATTTTGACATCTTGAAATTTTCCATATAAAACTTCACATTTAGCTGTTAAAATATTTTCTTCAATAATTTGTTTATATGCTGATTGCATTTCAGGATTTGAATCTATACCCATATATTCACATCCATAAGTTATAGCACATCTTAAACGGTCACCCCATCCTGCAGTAGGATCTAACCATTTCTTAGGTTTAAACATTTCTAAAACTTTTAGACCTATAGGATAAGGATATAAAAAACATTCTCTACCAGATGTTTGTGAACATTTTTGTCTTTGTTTTTTAGAATATTTATCAGTTTCATCAATTTCTTTCCAATTTTTTGATCTAGGAATTATTAATAAAGATCCACGGAATTTCTCCATTATAATATTACTTAGTAAAAATGTAATGGATGTAATAAAACATCAAGAATTATATTGTAAATTACAATTTCAATTATTTTTATGGGATACAGGATGGGAAATTTGGAGACCTATTACTAAAGTTGGATGGTCAGGAACAAAAATAACTTATGATGATCATAAATATAAAAAAGATATTTTTGATCCTTATTATGGATTTGGTTCTTTTGAAATGAAAGATCTTTGTAAAAAATTAACTGATTTTATAGATAGAACTAAGTATACTGAAGATATAGAAAAATTATTTATATATCCTGAATTTTTATATGATAGAAAAATAGAATTTTTAGAAATGTGTCCACAAATAAATTTAAAAACTAAAGAATCATGGCATAAATATTTAAATTATTTAGGAAAGAAAAACAAAACATTAAGAAAGTTTATAGATTGTAAAAAAACTCGTAGAAATAATAATGGGAAATAAACAATCTCAACTTCCAGCTCAACAATCTCAACCATCTTCAAAATATAGCGTAGAAGCCGGATTAGTTGCTATTAAACCAACTGCAGATTTACCTATTTTTAATTTAAGAAATATTAATCCTTCAGGTAATATACAATTTTGGAAAGATCTTTCAAAAAAGTATCCTTATAGTAAAAAAGATTTAGCAACTGGTGTTACAGATATAGGACAGGATATAGTTAATTTAGGAACACAAATTTTAATCAAATTACAAACTTATAATAATTTTATTCATGTTATTAAAGATATATATCCACGTAATTCTACAATTGCTGAAGAATTAAATCATCTAAAAAATAAAACTGGTAAATATTCGGAAAAATCAGAACAAGGACAAATAGAAAAATATTTAAGTTTAAAAAATGATTTAAATATTCATTTTTTTAATTCTCAAACAGGAGAAGGTTTAGAACCAGGAAAAATAGATTCATATTTATCATCTTATGGAAATGCTATGGTTTTTATGAAATCACATGTAACTGTTATTCGAAAAGTAGATGGAAAATATAATTTTATTGATTCTGAAGCTGGAAAGAAAGGAAGAACAATTCCAGAAACTCTTTCAAAAGCTCTTCCACCTGGAAAAACGTTAGAAGAAAGTATGTGCATTTTACAATCTGAACGAGGTGTATGTATGTTATATGCTATGTTATTTATGTGTTACCCAGATTTATCAGTTGTTCAATTACAAGAAATTATAGGAGAAACATTTCAGAGAACATATACTTATCTTCAAAATCATCCAGAAGTTGTAAAGAAAAATCAATATTCTGATGAATATGAAGAGTATGAAAATTTTTTTAGATCGAATAGTAGTATACCTATACAAGATAGAAATGATTTATATATTTTAGCAGTTATGGAAGATTTTTTATTTACTGATCAAGGACCTATACGAAGTTTACCACCTCAAGAACGATTAGCAAGAAGAAAAACTGCAGGTAGACGAAAAAGACGAAGAAAAACTAGACGTTTACTTAAAGAGAAAATAATAAAAGAAAAGGAAAAATGAGAATTAATTTAATTTCAAATTTTTCAGCTAAAGGATTAACTCAAGATTCTGCAATTTTAAGAGGTTTAATAACTAATCAATTTCCTCAAGTAGAAATTAGAAAGGTTCAACATTATTTACCTGAATGTCCAGAAGCAGAACTAAATATTTTTTTAGAATTAGTTAATCCTGCCTTATTTGTTTCAGCTTCACGAAATATTTGGATTCCTAATCCTGAATGGACTTATAAAACATGGATACCTTATATGCAAATGTTTGATGAAATTTGGTTAAAAACTCATGAAGCTTATAATATTTTTCAAAAACATGTTTCTTTAGATAAATTAAAATATATTGGATGGACATCAATTGATAAAGTATTTGCTGAAGAAAAAGATTATTCAAAAGCTATTGTTTTAGTAGGAAAAAATATGTATAGAAATCCTAAACCTATTTTAAAAGCTTATTATGATATTTTCTTAAAAGATCGTATCTTATTTCAAAAATTACCTGAATTACATATTCCATATAAAAAAGATGAAGTTCAATTTTTTATGCCTCAAGAATTAAATGAAAAAGTAACTTTATATGATGTTATAAGTGAATCTGAATATGATAAATTATTACATACTTGTGGTCTAGCTATATGTATTTCAGCATGTGAAGGATTTGGTCATTGTGTAAATGAAGCTATGTCAGCAGGATGTAATTTAATTCTTTCAAATATTCAACCGTTTCATGAATTAACTTCACAAGCTTTATGGGCATCAGAATTACAATTTATTCCACATCCTAAATCTCTTGGAACTATTGTAGATACATCATCACAATCTGTTCGTTCAGCTTTAACTACATATACAGAAACTTCTTTAAAACATAAGAAAAAAATTTCTGATTTAGTTCGTCAAGAATATGAAAAAAGACATCGTAATTTTATTGAAAATTTTAAAATTCCTGAAATTCCTGAATTTAATTTAGAAAAAACGTTTATTCCAGAATCTGATTTACCATGTATTTCTATTGTAACTTTAACTTATAATCGTCCAGAATTTATTCCTTTAGCTAAATATTCTTATTTAATTCAATCATATCCACCTGAAAAATTAGAATGGGTAATTGTTAATGATGGTGAAAATATTGAAGAACAATTAATTGGTATTCCTAATGTAAATTATATTCAATTAGATAAAAAATTAAATATTTCAGAAAAAAGAAATATTGGAGTTTTAAATTCTATGTATCCTTATATTTGTATGATGGATGATGATGATGTATATCCTAATAATAGTATTTTAACAAGAATTTCTTTATTAATGAAATCTCCTAAAGTAGAATGCATATTTTGCACAACTATACCATGTTATGATATTGAAAAGAAAATATCATTTATGAATGTTCCACCAATAACTTTAGAAATGTCAGAAAGAGTTTCAGAAGCAACCTTATGTTTTTCTAAAAAATTTTGGGAAGAAAGAAATTTTCAAGATGAAATTGCAGAAGCAGACAAATTTATTCGTGGACGCGAACAAATGTGCCGTGAAATCTCTCCACAAGAAGTTATTGTTTCTTTAGTACATCATAAAAATGTTTCATCTAGAAAATCTTTAGGTGAAACTAATGGTTGTCATTATGGATTTTGTGATGAATTGTTCTTATTAGTTGATGGAATTGGTTCTACAGAAAAAATTTAATTTCCACATGCCCATGGATTATTTACACAATGACCAGGATTGCCAGGTCTTATATGTTCAGTAAAATGTTCAAGTGATCTATATAATAAAAACGCTAAAACAAAAACACCTCCCCAAAAAAGATACTTTTTCATTTTATTCTTTAGAAGTGAAAAAGACCACGTCGGCGGCGAGTTCTTTTATGACTTTTACGACGGCGTCCACCATCCATAGAAGGTGCACCTTCACCTACTGGTTCACCACCACCACGCATCTTTAAACCTTTCTTAGCTAACATACGGCGAACAGTCTTTTTCTTTACAAGGCGTAATTTATGAGAACGGCGACGACCACCTACAGGAGCAGAATTACCAGCAGAACCATTTACTGAAGCAGTATAACCTTCCATTTTTATACTTTAATAAAGAGATTTATTTTTAACGAGGTCTAGGATGAACAAGTTAAACAAGGTTCAACAGTAAATTTTTGTGCACTAGCAATTCCTCTAGTTCTCAAATAATAACAACCAGTTTTCAAACCAGATTTCCATGCATAGAAATGCATAGATGTTAATTTAGAATATGAAGGTTCACTTGAAAACAAATTTAGGGATTGTGATTGACAAATAAATGGTGCACGATCTTTAGACATATCTATTAAAACTTTTTGTGGTATTTCCCAAACAGTTTTATATAGACCTTTTAGTTCACTAGGAATACATTCTAAAGATTGAATTGAACCATTATTTGCAATAATTTGTGTTCTAACATCTGTTGTCCACATATCTCTTTCAACAAGATCCTTAACTAGATATTTATTAATTACTATAAAATCACCTGCCAAAACTCTTCGTGAATAAATATTTGAAGTAAACGGTTCAAAACATTCATTATTACCAAGAATTTGTGATGTTGAAGCAGTTGGCATTAAAGCTACCATCAAAGAATTACGAACACCTTGTTGAGCTTTAGTTTTCAAAGTTTTCCAATCAAGATCAGTAATAGGTTTTTCATTCCACATATCAAATTGTAAAACACCTATAGACATTGGTGAACCTTGAAAAGAAGGATACCAACCAGGTTCAGTCAAACCTAGATGTTGATATTCAGTCATATCTTGACATCTTTCAATAGAAGCTTCAAGAGCTGCATAATAAATATGTTCAAATATTTCTCTATTTAATTTACGAGCTTGTTCAGATGTCCATGAAAGTCTTAGCATAGCAAATACATCAGCTAAACCTTGAACACCAATACCAATAGGTCTATTTCTAAAATTAGATTTAGCACATTCAGGTGTAGGATAATAA